AGAACCGTGGTTCGGTGGGCAGGTAGACCACCGTGTCCAGGGTGGAGTTGCCTAGAAGCTGGGCATTCCAGGTAGTGAAGATTTGCTTGGGATACCGGAGTGCGAAGCTCATAGGTTCCCTCCGTCAACCACTAGAACGCTCTGGCCGTTGGTGGGGATCGCGGCGGTCTGTAGACCCAGCCTGCTCTTCAGGCCCAGGTCTGTGTCCTGGAGGGTGGTGAGCTGGGTTGTTGAGAACACATCACTGATCGTGCCCCCGGTGATCGACAGCTCGATGCCAGCGACAAGGTTCTCCTGGTCATACTTGACCGTGAAGAACCCAAGCCCAGGCCCTTCCCACACACCCTGGAGAAGCGTCTTGTCAACGCCAGCCGACCGCAGCGTCAGGTTGAAGGTCTGGAAGCTGGACAGCCGACCGATGATGTAGTTGAGCCCATCATCGCTGGCGCGAATGACGATGATGACCTCTTGCTCTTCGGGGACCGCTGCGTCAAACGTGAACTGCGCCCGCACACGGTAGGACGCTGAACAGGCATCCTTGAACCACTCGGCACTGCGAGAAAATGGGAGAGACGAATCTGAAGAGGGGGAATCCGCCACTCCCGTCGCCAGGACCATGCGGTCGGTCTGCACTTCATACCGCGCCGCATTGTTCCAAAGGGTTGGATCTAGGGAGGAGCCATCAGCCAGGGAGAAAGAGTCACCTGGAAAGCAATCCGCCGCTTGGAACACCGGGACAACAAAGGGTTGCCGGATCGAGATGGAGGTCTCGTCAGCAACAACGATTCGCTCGATACCGCAGGTATCGGTGTATTTGAAGAGCCCGCAGACCACACCGTTGAACTGCTCATTGAACGCACGGACCATGCCCTTGCGCTTCTCCAGGAGGTCGGCGCGGTTGATGACGACGTTGGTGCAGTCGCCCATCTGACCCAGGCCAGGGTCAATCCGGCCACCCTTGGTGTTCAGCCCTGGCCAGGGCTGCGCGGGTGGCCGCAACGGTGCTTCGGTCCACTTGGTCATCAGATCAGCAGGGTGTCAAGTTGCGAGGAGCGCAGGAGCGGGATGCGATACTTCATGTCGGGCTTGAAGGCGTCTCCAGCCGAGTGCATGACCGTCCACTGCTCGCTGCCCTTGCGGTTGTTGTCCCGACGTAGGTCGGCCAGCTTGCGGGCGTAGGTCTGCTCGAAGCGGGCCGCATTGGCATCATCGCTATCGAGCATCATGGCGTGCGCGGCAGCACCGTAGGTGAGCACGTCGATGTGCTCCTGCGGCACAGCAGGGATCTGCGTGTCTGGTTCCTGCGGGCGCCCGTGGCGAGCGAAGTATTCCACGATGATGTAGGGATCCGACCCACTGGGGAAGGTCTGGATGTTGTTGTCCTCGGTGGGAACCGGGGCCAGCTTCAAGGTCTTCCTCGCATTCACACTGGTGGCGTCCAGCGTGAAGATCAGTGGTCGCCCACCAGTAGCAGGGTTGATCCCAGCCATCCGGTTGTGGAACTCCCTGGTGGTCAAGCCGTGCAGGGGCACGTTGTTCCAGTTGCCAGGACGGACAATCTCGATCATGCCCAGGTCCTCGGGCATCTCGTAGGTGGACTTGTCGTTCTTCAGGTAGACCCGACTCTCACGCTTGAGCCAGACGTAGTAACCCTCACGCCTGATGATGTCCTTCTCTGCCTCCAGGACGAAGGTCAGGTAGGTGTCCATCTTGGTCTGCCCCGAGACCGTGGCGTTGTAGCGGGCATCACCGTTCTTCTCGACCAGCGTGATGACCCGCTTGGTGACCTCGCTGTAGGTCCAGAACATCGACGGGTGAACCATCGCTGGGCGACGGACAGCCCTGATGGTCTCTGCCTGGAAAAAGTGGCACACCAGCATCGGGATGCCTTCCTCGCCAAACGGGCTGACGCCTGCTGGCTGCGGGTCGGCAAGGGCTGACTTGAACTCGAATCCAGGCAGTCCCTTCTCTCCCCACAAGGGATGCTCGTAGTCGGTGTATTCGATGATCGGCGTGTTCAGGTTCCGGTCGTTGATGTAGCAGTCCAACTGGACCTGATCGTCCGCATAGCGAATGCGCAGCCGGATCTCCTGGATGTAACCCCGATAGGGGAAGACCGCATCAGGATCTCTGGGGTCTTCGCCGGTCTCGGTTTCGGGGCACTCGAAGGTCGGGTCTATGTGCATCTCCCGGCAGCGGAGCACAAGACTCTCCAGGACCTGGACGTTGTCTCCACCCGTGTTGTCCCCGGTCGAACCGATGCCTGGAGCCAGTTGCGTTGGTGTGAACTTGATGAGTTCCATCACCGGAGCCGTGCCGTCGCACGGGTGGACGACGCGCAGCCCGTATCCCTGGTCGTAGCACTCAGGCTCTTCACGACCACCAAGGTCAACCAGCAAGGGGTCCTTGGTCATCCTGGCGAGCACGGTGAACGTGGGGTCGGTCTTGGACTGGGCGCAGAGTTCCGAAATGTCCACATCCCCGATGATCTCGGGCGTGTGCGAGTAGACGCACCTGACAACCTGATCGGGACCATCCATCTCCGACCCGACCAACAAGACCTGGGTCTTGCGGGCGGTGGTGCCCTCCATGATCGGTGACAAGCCGGTCTGACCTGCCACAGGAGTATCGTCTACCGGGTAGACACTCTCGTCGAAGATGGTGACGTTGCCGCAGGGGACTAGGTAGTTGGGGCCAATCTCACCGTCCACCCGGTCAAAGCGGTCTGTGTAGCTGGAAGTCATGGGCTCACCTCGCTGGACTTGTGTCGGTTCAGGTTCTTCGGATCCTTCCAGTAGTCCTTGTCCCCTGTCTGCTTGATCTTGCCGTGATACAGCTCGACCGGGACGCTGTGCGTATGGCGGAAGGTGCTCTTGCGGTCACCGTTCTCGACCAACTGTCGGCGGCGCTGCTGGATGGCTTTCTGGTAGCGGGCTTCCTTGCGCACACCCTGCGCCTTGGTGTCACCGAAAGCGGTGTTCTCTGTCACCCGTGACCCAACTGGAATCTCGTCAGCATCACCTGGGCAGATGAAGTTGGGTGGAGTCCATACCCTGGCCAGCATGCCGTCCTCGCACTCCCAACAGGAGGTTTCGGGTGGTGGCCCTCGCTTGATCGAGGCCCGGTATTCGTGCTCGAAGCCGCAGCCCTCGCACCGGAACAAGTAGATCATCGGATCGTGTAGACCTTCCTCTTGCGGCGGATCAACCGGCTCTTGCGGGACCGACCCTTGACGACACGCGCCTGGGCTCCGTAGGTCCTACACCGGCCTCAACCGCCCTTCTTGCGGATCACCTTGATGTAAGTGTGCCCGCAGCCAGAGCACGAGAAGCGGACAGCGCCCACTTCCCGCGCCGTGGCCACAGGCTCACCACAGTGGCGGCAACTACGGACAGCCGGCGACACCAGTGCAGAGCGCGTCGATGTAACCGATTGCGTTCGGAGCCAGGACTTCCAGCGTCCCTTCCCACTCGACCATGCCCTTGGTTGAGGAACCGACCTTCGCCAGCTCGACAGCCAGGACCGGACGCAGAACAGCGATCCGCACCTTGTTGATCTCAGCAAACGCCAGACGGTCGGTCTGCTGGTATCGGTGCAGGTAGATCCGCTGCGTCCCGAAGTCACTCTGGTAGAAGTCCACCGTGTTGATGACGGTCTTCTCGTTGACTGGGATGTTGTAGCGGACGTTGCTGTTTGGGTTCAGCGTCAGGTTGGACAGCGACCTCTTCTGCTTGTCGTTGGCCCAGATCGTGTCGGTCATGGCGCCCTTGTCCCACATCGCTTCGAGATGCGCGTTCAACACGCACTCGTCGATGCAGTTGTCGGGGCTGGTGCCAGAGACCGTCGTGACCGTGCCAACTTCGTCGGGGCCGAGGCCCAGAGTGGTTGCGCAGGTCGGATCTGAAGCAGCGGCAAACGAGTCGAAGCCGTCCATCTTCCGAGGCGCCGCACCAGCGTTGCCCTGTGCCACCTGATTCTGACGAACCGAGTGGACCAGTGCGAACTCGATGAAACGCGCCAGCTCCATGGTTGCCTTGCGGAGCTGGTAGACATACTCGTCGCGGATACCTGCGGTGTTGATGTCCCGCTGGGTATCCGAAACGTCGAACGTCCTTCGGATGATGTGGGTGAGGTTGCAGAGCCTCTTGCGTGGGACGAGAGGATCGAACGTCGCGTCCGAGCCTTCCGCCACGGCTTGCACGTCAGCATCCCCGTTGTCGGGGTCACCGAAGTCAGCCAGGATGTCCACGAGCCACTCGTGAACGATGTTGTTCGCCGGGACTTTCTCGAATCCCGATAGGAACAACGTGTCCATCGGGGAGATGTTGGTGATGATGTCGAGCAGGTCTTCCCGGTTACCTGTTCCGACATCGAAGGAGTTTAGAACTCCTGTCGAGCCTACGAATGTCATAGTTACCTCGCACGGTTTGGTTAGGAATCCCAACCAAATTGCCGTGAGAGGCGCTGTCGAATGTTTGCGTCGGCCAAGCGAAGGCCCTGCTTCTGTTCGTCGGGATTGTCCGATGCACGCAGCTTTGCCATACGTCTCGCATCCTCGACCATTTCGGTTTCAGGGTTCGCCTCTGGCTCTGGCACATACCGTGGCATGCCATTCCCAGCACCTCCCGGTGCAACTGTGGGTGGGATTGGCGTGCTGCTCGATTGAGTTCTCGTGACGAGTTCGTCTTCCTCCGCGATTGCCCGATACGCCTGATCGACTGAACAGTGGGGGTTCTTCCCTCTGAACATGTCGATCAGTGGACCGTGAATCTGGATGTCAAACGCCGGATACTTACCGCCTAGCTCCATCATCTGGCGCTGCGTGTTGGCCTGCTCCAGGCCCTGAACATGCGGCATGATGGAATCCATGAGTCGCTTTTCGACTCCAGCCATGAGTTCCGACATTCTGGCATCCTGCATCACCGCCATGCGGGTTTCTGGGTCCAGGGATTCAAGGTTCTCTTGAATCAGCGTTTGGTGCTGCTGTTCGATTGCAGTCAGCCTCGACGACAGCTCGGTGTTGGTTGAGCTGAGGTTCTTGGCTTGCTGCTCGGCAGCTTGCTTTTCCTGTTCCGCCGCACGTAGGCGCTGCGTGAGTTCTTGGAAACGTCTCTGGACGTTGGGAGACTCGCTGGGATCACTCCCTGGGGGATGCTGTTCGGTAGGTGGCGTCGGAGGTGCCACACTTCCATCCACCATGTTGTCCACGGTCCCTGCAACAGGTTGATCCCCAAGGGGGTTGCCCTTGGCTTCAGCCTCTGCTTTCTGCTGCTCTCGCATCATGGCAGCGTAGGACCCCGGCGGTGGGGGAGCGGGTGGCGGACGACCATCTGGACCGACCTCAACCTTGGTGGGCGCAATGCCCATCGTGTTCTTGAGCTGTTCAGCAGCCCCATCAGCACGCTCGTTGAAATTGGATGGTTTAGTCATCTTGATCCTGCTCTCGCAGTTGCCGGTGCGCGACACCGGACGCCTCCGCGCATGGGGCGGCACGATCTCCCCGAACTACGTGCCCGTAATGGTCTGGGGAGTTGTCGGCTTCCCCAGTCGAGCCGGTCATTCGGGGTTGTAGCCGTGGACGTTCTCGTTGTCGCCCCAGAACGAAGACGCTTCGTAGCGGTAGTGCTTCGAGCTGTGAGGATGGCCGCTGCGGGTCTTGCTACCCACAGTGTTGTCGGCGGCCATGTTGAAACCCGCACGACGGCACAGGGGAGCATAGCTCTTGCCGCTCTTCGGGATGATGGCCCCAAGGCCAGCGTTGTTCTTGCCGCTTGATTTTCTCATGTCGTTCTCCAGATTTCAGCAGAAGGTGTGGCGCGACCATCCTTGGTGGCCACCAGTTCGATCTCATCTTGCGCGACTTTCAACTGTCCCGCAATGGTCCGATGCGCATTCTCCGAGTCACGCATCACGTTCAGGATGTTCTTGAGTGCTTTGAGCTGACCCTTGACCTCCCAAAGCTCACCAGACGTTTCGGCTGTGGTCAGCATGTTCAAGGCGTGCTTGTGCAAGTCTTCAACAGCCTTCACGAACTCCTGGAAGCCCGTTTGGTTGCGAAGCCGCAGGACCGCCTCGGCCATAGCTGTGGCCCGCTCTAGCTGGTCGATCCGGCTCCGCTTGGCCGCCAGCATCGCCTTCTCTTGATCGCCTATCTTGTCGAAGTTCATGACGCCCCCGCGTTGACGCCAGCGTTGCTGGCGGCAAGACCGCCCTCAGACTCAGGCTCGCCACCCTCTTGGGGTGCGCCACTCTCGCGCCTGACGTTCGGGCTGTCTGGATCCTGCCCCGGTCCAGCGGCGCCGGCCCCACCACCACCCGTGCCGGCACTCGGTCCCATGACCTGCTGTTGCTGTTGAGCCAGCATCAGGGCCTGTTCCTGGAGTTCCTGCATCAGAGCGATCTTGCGTGCGTGCTCGGCTGCGTGAGCACGGGCCTTCGCGGCAATCGAAGGCTGGGTCTCCTCCAGGAGCGCAAACCTCTCTGAGCGGATCTCCTCTTCGTGGACCATGTAGTGACGCACATCGTTGTCGTCAACGTGACGCGCAGGAACAACCCCGTGATACCACAGTTCGTGCTCCTCGATGGCGGTAAGCAGACCGCTGTCTTCGGGCGGAAGTTTGATGTAGTCCGCCACGTCTCGGAAGTCGAAGCCCTCCTGTAGGATCTTCGCCAGCAGCTTCGGCATGTTCACCGCTGTCGGCCCATACATCTGGTTGATGATCGGGGCGCGGTCCAGGATGTTGGTGAGCTGCTGGATTTGGAGTGTGCGAGTGCTCAGTCGGAACGATGAAAGGGGCTGGACGATGAAGCGCCCCAGGATGTCCTCGGGTTTGATGTGGTAACGGTCGATCCAGCGCAGCCCCTGCGGCCCGATGTCTCGGACTGCCTTGGGAAAGCTCAGGAATTGCTGATTGTTCCACGTCATCTGCTCCAGCATGGGAGTGATGAGGTCTCTCTCGAAGTTGGTGATGCCACCCATCAGCCGGGTGTTGGCTTCGTCAACCTCGGCAGTGTGCTGGGTTGCTGTCTTGCCCTTACCGAAGGGCGACTGTGCCGCCATCATGGGTGAGGTTGTGCCTGCGGTCTCCCGAAGATCCATCGTTAGAAGGTTCTCGGCCTTCAGTGCCGCATCAGAAACCTGCGGGACATGAAGAGGCGCCACGGAATTCTGAACATCAGGAACACGCAGACACAATCCAGGTTGCGCGATGAGCTGACCATCAGGGATGTTGGCCTCATCGGACACGAGCAGCATGGGGTTGGCTTCGAGCTGGGTTGATGCCATCAACAGGTTGCGCTTGACATCCTTCTCCATGGAGAGACGGGCGATCATCTCCAGCGTGCCGATCCCATACAGTTCCTCTTCCAGCTCGATCCACCGCCATGCTTGGTAGGGCAGCTTCTGGTGCCAGAAGGGCAGCTCGGTGACGCGCACAACTTGGTGGGCGCCGTTCGGCTCCAGCATCACCACGTTGCACAGGACCTCACCCTCACCCAGGTCGAGAGGACCATACCAGTCCATCACGGTGTAGTGAGGCACATGGGGGGCGTGGGACGCCTCTCGGCTATCAAACACCCCGTAGCTGTAGGCTTTGCGTTCCTTGAACTCGTCCCCGAAGTTGGCATCGTTCGCAGGCGAGTAGTCCTTCATCTTCTCCAGGTTGAACCAGTGCCCGCGCTCACCCATGTCCCGCACACGGTATCTCGCCCAGGAACTGCGGTCGCCACACCACTCAGCATCCTGCAAGGATGAGGCTGTTGGTGGGGCGAACCAGTCGAAGATGGAGACCTGCTTGGAGTAGTTGCCGTCAAAGACGACTTCGCTGCGAGTCTGCTTGTCCAGCTCGACCTTGTAGTGGCCAGGGAACTTCGGGTCAGGTATGCGTCGGCCCGTGCGCGTGGTGACCTTCTTGATCTCCTGCTTCCACCACAGCTTTTGGATGGCAGTGCCGTAGATCAAGCCGTCACGGATCAGCCGGGATGCCTTGGCCTCGAAGTTCATCTCCCGCATCTGCTGCTTGCACAGCACCGTCTGGTTCTCTGCGTAGACATCCTCTTCGTGTTGCTCGCCGTAGAGCTTGAACCACGGGTCCACGCCGAACAGCGCACGCATCACACGAGGGTGGATCGTCTCGACAATCTTGAAAGGCTCGGGGCTGTGGATCTGGGTGCGCCCATATTGGAACTGCGACAAGGTCTCCCCCCGGTAGAGCCGGTAGAGGATGAGCCACTTGTTCCGCAGGAACTCCATGACGTTGTAGATGTCCTTCATGGAGGAGAGCACGGCATGCTCGGCTCTCTCAGTGATCTTGCGATCCCTGGCGTGGTTGTGGACCCCTACGTTTTCCTCGTAGAGCTTGACCTGTTGATCGGCGTCTGTGTGGTCAAGCGGTCCTTGCTCCAGGGTGTATGGGGAGGAGACTGGCTTGGGACGTTTGCGCCGAACCGTGCCGAGACCTTGGGTCCGGTCACCAGTGACGTTGAACGCATCTCCTATCCCGCCTCGATCACTCATGGGCTACAGCTTCTTGCCGGTCGCGTAGCTCTGACCAGTTGCTGCCTGGGCCACCGCGTAAGGGTTCCGAACTCCCTTCTTGCCCTTCAGCTTCTGCACCAAGCGATGCACCTTGGTGCCCTTGGGGTTGCTAGCCAGCCCCAAGTGCGGGTGCTCAACCATCTGGTCCAGATCGCTGCTCCGCAGGAACATCCCCACGGTGCGCGACTGCTCTGTCCCCTCCGGGTAGTTGTCCAGCGTCCGACTCTGGTTCGTCGGGTTCGTCATGCAGAACCTCCGTCTTGAACACGTCGTAGATCGGACCGGACCACCCAGGCATGAGCCTCACGCGGCCCGGATACTGGGCTTCATACCATCTCAGCCAGGAAAGCGCACGGTCCTGCTCGTAGAAAGCGGGCCTTCGTGTCACAGGGTTAGTGCGCCCAAACTCGTAGGACGAGCCGTTCTCAAGGGTGAAACCGAGCAAATAGATCGGATCGGCGCCCCATAGGTGGGCGTGCTGGATGCAGTAGCAGACGCTGTTGCCGCCAGGGTGGAAGCCGTCCCGGTAGCTCTCGGGGAGGTAGGGGGCCGACTCCCCGTTGACGAATGTCCCGTCATCCCGCCGTCGCCCTCCCTTGGCACGCTCAATCGCATACTCCACGATCCAGGGCTTACGCCTCCCGATCATGGTCGCCATCCCCCGGCCGCGAGTGCTGTATGTGCTCCCCCCGAAGATGCCCTTGTTGACTAGGGTAACCAAGCTGTCGTCAAGTCCAGCGAGCCAGTGTCGCTCGGAATTCCAGACTCCTCGATCAGCGACATGCCAGACGCTGGGGACCAGCGTTCGGAGTGTCCAGTTGGTTCCGACGACGACCTTTCCCCTTGCTCGTTGAAGTCCTGGGGAGTCAGCCAGTCCTCCTGCACCTCCAAGAAGGAAGACTGGTTGCCCTTTAGCGACTCCATGAAGCCAAGACGGATCAGAACTTCTAATGCGCGGTGCAGGTAGGTGTGCCGCTTCAAAATCCGGTAGGCGCATGCGCTCGCAATCCTCTGGGCGTCAGCCTCGTTGCTCATGAAGTAATGCACCAGCTCCAGGAAGTGATCCGGGGACTCGGCCTGTGGTGCAAACGGAAACATCCTCGCCAGCTCGGTGCGATGGTTGTCCGACACGACCAGCGCCCCTGACATTGCCATCTCAAAGAAGCGTGGGTTGACGTGCGCGGCGGGCAGGTTGGCGTCATTCCAGAAACCCGTGCCGAATCCAGACGTGCCCTCGCACAGCTTGAGACCTCCCGGCACCGGGTTGTTCTTCTTGCGTCCTTGCACACGGCGATACCAGCATTCCTTGGTGATGCGCGGATCACGGTGGACGTTCAGCGCAATCTTCGTGTCCGCATACAGCTCAGGGTATTGGTCGAGTCCCACCCACTTGGGATGGTTCTTGCCCACCGCTCCCCAGAACCGGATGTCTGCACCATCGACCAACTTCTCGATAGGTTTCAGCCACTCGGGCCTGGGTGTAAGCGTGGCATTTCCCAGGAAGAAAACCGGCTTTGCTTTCCGATCCCAGGTCTTGAGTTTGAACCTGTCAGGGTTGACAGCCGGCGGCAGGTAGAACACCCGGTCCCGTTTCGCACGCCCGCGCCTGTGAGTCTCCATGGTGCATGGATCCATGGTGAAGACCCAGTCAAACTTGGAGGAGTAACGGGCTGTCTCTCCCACCTCGTAAGGCTCATCGCACAGGTAGACAGCAACTGGAATCCCTGCACGGCGAATGGCCTGGAGGAACAGGGGGTGGGAGCCGATACGACCATGGTGGACCCAGACGAGATCGGGTTTCTGCTTCAGGATGTCATCGGCTACGCCCTTGGCGAAGTGGCCCTGGCGCCCCGTGCTGTAGGGGCCTCGGGACGGCATGATCTTGGCGAGGTAGTCGATCTCGGCCTCGATGACCTCGCATCCCGCCCTTTGGAATCCCCATCTCCAGCCGTCCAGGTAGTCATCTGAGTAGATGAGCCCCGTATGGTTGGCGAGGGCCACCCGCAGGGGTTTCTTGGGATCCCTACCCAGCCGGCGAGCCGGTGGAATCACAGCACAACCTCGACCTCAGTCGAGCTGCGGCGCCTGTCCAACTCCTCGCGCACGAGGTCTGGCGGGTTCTCGTAGGGCAGCTTGTTGGGCTCGATGGAGGGAGCCGACCAGCAGCGTCCGCCGATCTTGGTGAACTCGTCCACGAGCCGCTGGCTGATGAACATGTCCACGCCATCGAATCGCCAGCCTACCGTCTTCACGGTCTTCAGCTTCATCAGGATGATGGCCTCCGTGCCGATCACGTCCTTCGCTGTCATGGCGTAGTGAGGCACGTTGCGCCACAGGCTCTTGGGCTCGTTGCTGGACAGCATGCACAGGCTGTCACGAAGGAACGGGGTGTGCAGCACAGCCCACCACTTGCTGGTCTTCAGGTCGTTCATGACCGGGAAGATCACAACGAACTCGCTGGTGGCTGCGTCCAGCAGGCGAGCAACCGTCTCGGCTTCGTAGAGGATCTTCCTGTTGTGGAGGAGTTGAACACCCTTGCAGTAGGAGGCGTCTTGTTCAAATTCCCGCAGCAGAATTTCAACATCGGTCAGGTCATCGGGTGACCCACCGTCCACGCACACCATGAGGTTGTAGTCCACCGTGGTGTTCTTCACGATGCCGGTGATGCAGTCGCGCAGGATGCCTCGGTTCTTGATGTAGAGAGGGATGCAAATGTCGATCATGAAAGGTCCTTCTTGCGTAGTCGGGCTGCTACCTTGCGTGCGTTTTGGATCTCGCAGGCGCGGGAGCATGAAAGGTGGGTGACCTTGCCGAAGTCCACCCAGTTCTTTGGCACCTTGATCTGCTTAGAGCAGCCAGCGCACTTTACCGTTGTCATCTCGCTTCGGCTGTTCACGCGGAACCTCCTTGGGTTGCTCTGCCAGTTGCTGGCGCTGCTCAAGTTGCTCGCGCCAGTTCATCGGGCGGCGACCACGCTGTTGGACAGCGGGATCAGCAATCTGCTGACTGCTCTGTGGTGTCGCCGCACCCTCTTCAGCAATCTGTTGCAGGGCCTCTTCCTTGTTGCGAGCCGGCATGGCGTAGCGTCGGTCGCCTGGGGGGAAGGCTTGGCTGTTCTCTTGGACGGTGTAGCCCATGACCTGACGCAGGATCCTGTCAACGGCATACATAGTGGCATCCACTGCCTGATGGATCCACGGGGCGTTGGGGTGCATGCCCTCTAGGACTTGTCGAACGGCTTGGCTTGCTGCGGCGGTCTCTTGAAGAAGCTGTTTGTTTGATTGGTGCGCTGCTGCCATACGTCACCGCCTCCGCGTTGTTGCAACATCTTGAGCATGTCGCGTGGATCGTAGGTAACCTCGGGGTTGAACTTGCCGTCAACCATCGCCGGCTTGTGCTGCCCCGGCATCAGGTTGGCTTTCCAACCTACAGGAGGTCCTGGCATGTAGAAACGACCGTTCTGGTCCTTCTTGTCCAGGTCGGACTGGGAATCAGGGATGTCATCGTGGGAGGAGAAGGGCCACTCGGTCATCTCGTCGATCATGGGGTTCCACTTCCGGTGCTGCTCACGCAGCGACCGTGCGAAGTAGATGTCCCCGCGCCGGTAGCGAGGCTCACTCGCCTCGATGCGCATGTCCTTGATCTCCTGACTGCGGCCCTCGATGGCCACGACCTTCGGTCGGATCATGGTCTCGCGGCGGATCTCCTCCAGGAGGGACTGGAGCATTTCGCGGTGGGTGGTCTTCTCGATGGACACTGCCTTCAAGTGGATTGCGGCCATCCACTGATCCCAGAGTCCGCACAGCATCCTGATGCTATCCGATGGCTTCCACCGTCCAAACACGATGTCCCGCACGTAGGCAACCCGGTGGCAGTCCATCGAGATCACCCAGAACACCGTGCGGTCGTTGCTGTCCTTCGCCTTCTCGCCCCCGGTGAACGCGAAGTCGGTGAGGATGTAGCTCCACACCGAGTAGGGGATGTCCTGGTCCTCGATGATGTGGAAGTATTCGGGCAGGAAGATTTGGTCTTCCTTGCTCGCTGGCCTGTTCTCGTAGAAGCAGGCATACAGGCGCGGAGGCAAGAGAGCCTTCTGTGTGGACACATACTTGCGGGTCAGCCTGCCAGGAAAGAACAGCTTGCACTCGTCGTTGCCGTTCGGGTCGATCACCGGGTCCGACCATGCGTGGATGCTGAACTCGAAGAGCTTGCGCTTCTCGGGATCCTTCTTGAGCTTGCAGTAGATGTCCGCGTAGTGGTGAAGGGTGCCGATCACCAGCAGCCGGCAACCAGGGTCGAGCTGTGCCAGCGTCTCACCGAACCAGTGGTAGAGCCCTTCGATGGACTCGGGTGTCTTCGTGTTCTCCTGTGAGCACACGTCATCCATGATGACAAGGTCCCAGTGTGCTCCGGTGCGAACCTCACCAACGCCTGACGCCTGCAAGGTTGGTTCCTTGATCTCCGAGCGGGTGCGCTGCGCACTGTAGAAGGAACCTTGCGCCCACTTCTTGTCACGGTGGACGCCGAACCGCTCCCGATACCACTCGCTGTCGATGATCTGCTTGGCTTGCTCGACGAATGCCTTGGCCTGCTTGCCGGTTTCTGAGCCAACGAGGATTCGGATGTCAGGGTTGCGGGCAATCTCCCAGCAGACAAGGCCCACATCGAACACCGTGGACTTGAAGCTCGACCGTGGCCACAAGACCATCTTGTAGGTGTAGATGACCCGGTCTGGTGCCTCGGGATCAGGCTCGCTTTTCCAGTTGAGGATGTTGTGCGCACCCTCACCGTGCGGTTTGTTCTGCGCGTCGGGTGCGCAGCCGCTGTCGCGCACGAAGTCAAGGAAGCCTTCCTGGGAGGTATACCACTCCCGTTCCAACCGTAGGCGTTCCTCACGTATCTGCGCAGGCGTTAGAGCACTCTGCTCCAGGGAAAGCGTAGATTGCGCATCGCCATGTTCCCCTTCTTGGCCTGAACCCACTTCACCCACCCCATGCGCTTCGCTTGGGCGCATTTGCGAAGGTGGAGCTTCTTGTTCTCGACGACACTGCGGCTCAGGGTGACGACCTGGGCGTCATCAATCAAGTCCCTCCCGTAGAATTGAGCCCAAAGGTCCCTGCGTGGGAGCATCTTGTAGTGGGCAGCAAGCACCCCAAGCATCTGGACATCAGACCAGCCTTTGTGCCCTGCGTAGTCCTCGTCGTAGCCACCAGCATCAAAGAAGTCCTCCCTGTGGATCATGTAGGTGTTGGGCGAGGTCATGTCGATCTGCTTCTGGGAGCCGTCTAGGTGGCACAGCCCGAAGCGAATCACCTCGCCGCGCTTCGGTTCCTGCTCCAGGAATCTCCTAGCCATCATCGGGTCGATCACCATGTCTGGATCGAGCATGATGCACCAGTGCTTGGCGTGCGTCATGCCCAGGTTGCGGGCGCCCATCTGGTTCCACGGGATGTCCTTCTTGATTCGGAACAGCTTGGCGCGGAACACGCCAACCACGTCGTCAGGAATCTCTGCCGGCGGGTCGCCGCAGTCGTCTACCACGATCAGGTTGATGCGATCCGCAACGTCATCCGGGTAGCTGCGCAACGTCTCCCACCACATCGCCAGCATCTTCGGCTGGCCATAGGTAGCGATCACGTAGGTCAGCATGTGGGCTTCAGCGCGAAGGTGTGGACGCCACCCCAGGCCACGGACACCACGTAGCCGACCGGCTTGAGCTGATCCATGATCGTCTTGAGCTGCGCCTGCGTGTGCCGCTCGATGATGATGATGGGCTTGTGCTTCTCCAGGGTCTTCATCGCACCCTCGATGACCTGCTCTTCGGTATCCTCCACGTCGATCTTCAGGAGAGTCAGTGGATGCTTCAAGGGGATGTCATCCAGGGCAATCGTCTTCGCCATGGTGGCTGGTGCTTCACCCTTGCGCCCACCCGTGTTGATGATGTGGCTGTGGCCGGCATTGTTGTGCGGGATCTTGGCAAACTGCACCTTCTCGCCGGTCTTCGACCACACTGCATCCCCGTAGGGCTTCACCTTCGCCCACTCGACCTTGCTCAGGTTGCGCTGGATGTTGTTGCGCAACAGATCGAAGATGGTCGGCTCGCCCTCGATGGCGATGATCTCTTGTGAGGGGCAGAAAGCAGCGAAGAACAGCGTGTGATTGCCGATGTGGGCACCGCAGTCGATGTAGGTGCCCTTCAAGTTCTGCTTGCGCACCCATTCCAGGATGGGTTCCTCTTGGAACTTGCCGGTCTTGTGTGCTCGAAGGGCAGCAATCTCGGCAGGGAACACGTAGTCGTTGTGAAACTCGCGCCCGCCGTAGCGGATCACATGTCGGGGCCGTTCAGGCATACCAATACCTCATCCACATCGGGATCCCAGGTCTCCGCAGCGCACACGTTGGGCAGCTTCAACGGATTCCAGGCGGTCTCGTAGCGTTCCTTGTCCTTCTGGTTCCCAGACCACCAGACCGCTGGCGTGGCACAGGCATTGGCGAGATGTAGGGGACCAGAAGACGGCCCTACGGCGTAGCGACATGCAGCCAGAAGGTTGCACAGTTCAGCGAGCGGTAAGCCACGCATGTTCTCCGTGCCGGGGATGTGCATGGCACCACCCACTTGGCCGATGCTTGCCACGCTCCCAGACAGCTCCTCCACCAGACTCGCCCACTTGTTGAAGCCCCAGTTGCGTCCAGGCTGCTTGTTGAGGCACGCCCGTGCGTGAATGGCAATCAGGTTGGAGTCCGTGTGGTTGTGCTTGCCCTTGTCGCCCAACATCTTGAACTCCGACCGCTTGGTTGGTGTCGGGCAACTGAGAGGGTTCCAGTTGTAGACCATGTTGAACGGCGTCAGCACGGTCTTCTTGGTCTGCCGCTCGGGTCGCCCCTTGCACATGTCCACGTAGTCGATGGGCCGCAACTTGACGCCATCCTTCCAGGCATGCTGGCAGTCGATGTAGGTGAGCGGCGGCGACTCGTGGGGCTCAACCTTGGTGGCAAAGTCCTTGTAGAGACCTTCGTGTCCCGGCTTGCACAGGACCACGAAGTCCGACTGCGCAAAGTGGTGTTTCTGTTCGTGCCTGAGCCATGGCGCCCACAGCGCCACCTCCCAGCCGAACTCACCAAGGAACGGTGCTACGATCATCCTTCAACAACCTGCCGAGGACCGTGCCGATGACCAAGGCCGCAGCCGCCCAGGCGAGAATCAGGTAGATGGCGTTCATGGTGTGTAGGCTGGCAGATGCACCATGGTGTGATAGTCAAACTTCTCCCCGTAGGCGTCATGCACGGTGCAAAGCTCTTCAGAGATGTCTACGCACTTGTCGTTGTAGACGTAGATCCGGCGAGGCACTGGCGCACCACGGAGAAAGTCAAACGTCCGTTGCGTTGGCCGCCACCAACCACGCTGTTTGGGCTTGGGCTCGATGAGGTTCCAATGCACCAGCTTCGGGAATGACCGGCTCTCTTTCACGCCGCTCGGCACATCCTTGCTGTTCATGTGGACCCAATCGTAGTCAGGGAGAGACTTGTTCACCAAGTAGACCATGGCGAGCACCATCCCGCACTGTAGCGACCATCGGTAGAGCTTCACATGTTGCTCGCAACACGGGCAGGTTGTGCCGTTCGCATCCGTGTAGGCATCGAAGACCTCTCTACGGGCGTCGATCAGGTAGGTAAAGTCATGCGTCACTTGGCACCTCGTCAAAGACCTCGGCCTCGATCTGCTTGATCTCCTCGCCGCGAGCCAACTGCTTTTGCTTCAGCTCCAGCAACTTGTCCAGCTCGACCTTCTGCTCGTCGTCGATCTTGTGCGTGACCTCGATCTTCTGCTTGGCACGATCCACAACACCGAGGTCTTGCAGGATCTTCGGTAGTCCTTGTAGACACGGAACGCCTGCCCAGGTTGTCCACGCTCGTGCAGCTCCTGCGTGATGGTCTCCATGCGGGACTGCAACTCGCCCGCGATGGTGGTCAGTCGGACGCCGACAACCTGGGCTCCCAGGTCATCGGCATACCGAGTCCACGCAGCGCGGACCACCCCTTCCTCGCACGCGAACTCCCGAGCGATGTTGTGGGTGCTGAACCCTCGGGATCGGAGCACCACGCAGATGGCTGTCTGCTGGGTCGGTGCGAGCCCATGGAACCACTTGGCCCGGTAGCTAACCGGGTTGCCTTGCATCTTGTTCCATAGGTGCATCCCAAGGTCTTCGAGACTGAACGTCTCGGTGATGCCATCCTTGGGAGGTGTAGCGAGAAGGCCACTGTCAACGATGAAGTCTAGAAGTTGCCCGGTGGACGAGAAGCCGGCGGCGGAAGCAGCGACCGCAACCTTCTTGGCAGCTTCAGGATCCACGAGAGCAGTCTTCGCAGCCGCCCGCGACTTGGAGGTGGCGGACTTGATGGAGTGGATCGGGGCCTTCGGTCGGCCCGCACCTTCAGTGCCCTCTTCATCCACGGTCTACTCCGTCTCGACAGGCTCGTGGCTCACGACCCTGGGCTTCTCGATCAACTCGACCTGCTGCTTGGTCGCCGTCTGGATCGACAAGACCCGGTGGGCCTTGAGGATCATGACCTGCATGCCCTGGACCTTGTGCCCGTTCTCCCTCAGCCACGCAAGGGCCTTGGCGCAGTTCTCCTGGTGCGGCACCTCGGGGATGGGCACGAGGGCTCCCGCCGGCAGACCGCTCTCGGTCGGCGCCACTTGCATGATGAGGTAGTCACCCTCGTCGAAGGTGCGGAACCGCCTACCCCGCTTCGGGGCCGGCCTCGTCAGGACGCTTTCGTCCGGTGTCGTCGTTTGGGTCTGGTCCGTCATCAGTGTCACGCCTCCCTGCGTGCTCTACTCTGTTCTCGACCGTTAGCATATCAAGGCGGCTGGATTCGTCATAGATCAACTTCAGTGCTTTCGGTAAGTGATGCTCCCAACCGACGCCGTCCTTGTCGCGCAGCGAGTTCCACTTGTTCACCGTGCGCAACAGGTCATGCGGGTTGTCGATGATGTCCTGTGCCAGCTTCATGATCGCATACTGCACGAAGCGACTCACGCCGAACTGCTTGGACATGAGCCCCACGTTGTTCAGCAGGGTCCGCATCAGGAACGGGACCGAGGCGTAGACCATCTGTGCCGGGAAAGGTTTGCGTGCCATGCCGAAGAGGCTACAGGAAGTTGGTTGGGGGGACCCTAACAAAACTCATGTCACTCCAACACCATCACACCCCCCCCCC